CCCTGCAGGGCACCTCCACCGGAAGATCGCGCGGAGGCGCAAATCCTCCCACTCGGGGCATTTTACATAGCCCCCTCAGCCCTAGAAGGGCTGAGCATTCGTCAGTTTGATGCGTGCGACTGACGGGCGCCCACTACGGTTAAGGTGGTCCGTCCTGACTACGTCGTTATCGTAATCAAGCAAGAGCCCCTTAAGGAGGGCATGCCATCCATCCAGCCAGTTGACTGGACTCTGACTTGAGTTCACGAAACCCCGAACGAACGGAGAGTGCAACTCGTCGTCCATCCCGTCGACCTGATAAAGGCCGGAGGGGGACAGACGCCCCAACACAGAAGATGTCTCGGCGACGTACGGGTAGTGTCCATCAAGGACTTTCACCAAAACGTCATCAAGCATGCGCACGAGGCCCATATGACCAGCTTGGAATAGCTGGTTTCTGGTCTCAACCGTGCTCATGATCTCTGTCACGTCGTGCAGTGACTGGGGAAGCATCTGCCGGAAGCGGACGATTGATACGTCCTCGCCCCGGTAGTACTCCTTCCCACAAGATTCTCTGAACCCTCCGGTCCAGAAACTCTTGGCGGAATTCACCTTGAAGCCGTAAAACTCCAAGGAGCGCGCCACTGTTACAGCATGGTCGTTGGGGACAATGATATCATCCCCGTAGACACGAACCCTGTCCCGGAACTTCTTGATAGTGTTCCAGGTATAGGCCTTGCCCTCGCCATCACACAACGCCTTGATGACCACGGTCGCGAAGACCACGGCTTCAATCGGGAATGTGAGAGCGGAACCCATCGACGCGTACTTCTGCAGAGGGATCACCCCTACTTCAGGTACGTCGGCACGCAGGGAGCGAACCACCTGGAAAGCCTCATTCACATGAGGCCAGTTCTCCAGGAGCTCTTCTACGAGCCAGTTGGGCACACGGTCGGAAGCTTCACTCAGATCGAGTGTCGCCAACGATCCATCTACCGAACCCATTTGAGCTAGGACCTGGTTAGGCCACTGCTCACTGAACCCCACGAAGGGGCGTGATTTCTCACAAGATTCAAGTAGATCAACGAACGGTCGGAAGAGCATCTGCTGATTGTACATCATGCAGGTTGGCTCTTGTGCGATCAATCGCGGTGCGCTTGCTGTCTTCGGAACGAGTGCGACCTTCACAGGTCGTTCGTCCTCGGGCGATCGCCAGAGTACTCGATCCAGCGCATACGCATGACGCCAGTTCGGAAGGGCGTAGTCCCCGTAGGGGAACATCGTTTCCAACCGATCAGTCCATTCGAATTGCATGAACTTCTGGTTGCCGTTAAGGCGGTCAGCGGTTTTGCCGGGACCATGGGCTGGGACTAGGTCACCATCATAGATGATCTTGTCCAGACGCGTTAATGCGTCACCAAACACGGTCAGGAACACCTTCTTTAGAGGGAGAATATCCCTATTGAAGAAGTCGGGGCGGCTAGTAATCCGCTCCAAGTGATCCTTGATCTGACGATCTGTTTCCACGTACTGATCCACCGCCGCTTTATTACGAGCGGGCGTGCACTTCTGCTGGACCTTACCGAACATCAGCGTGAGCTGACGAATGGCGTGGATGGCGTCGACCTGGCGGTCGAAGTCTCCACGGTCCTGTGGACCTGCCTCGGAGTCCCCTTCGGGAACCGAGTGGTGGATGAGCAGACCAGTCTGCGGATCAAACACTACGCGCAAGAAGCCCCCCAAGAATTCGGGAAGCGGGCGCGTCTCCAGCTCGTCACTGAAACTCTCTGTGACGGGGTTCCACCCACGTGGGGTAGTCGCCAGAGCTTGAACCTGGTCCATAAAATCTGGATCCTGGCACGTAACTCCTCTGAGGGCGAGCGTATCGACAGAGTGTTGGCGGTGCATGGACAGGGTCACTGACGTGAAGAAATCGTCAGTCCTGATCCACTTCCGCTTCCACCCGACGAATAGCCCTTCGACCACGCCGAGGTGCGCAAGCGCACGCTCGAAATCCTTACCAAATTTCGGTAGGGTGATGTCGAAGAAGGCGTCGCCTTCGTGTTTCATCCGGCCAATGACGGTATTAACGTCACCGGTGGTTCCAACTGCGCATCTGGCCCCCAGTTCATCGAGGGCCACTTGCCAGAGCTCGAAACGGTTCTTCATCCTACTCCTCCTTTGAGGTAGTGGATCCGCAGAGTTTCTGCAGAGCCTTGTCCCGATAAGCGCCTTGTGGGTCAACGGTTACCCGTACCCACTCATGCACTACACGGGCGAAACAACGCGCAGCCGCCGGAAGGCGGCCGCGCGCAGTCCTAGGACTCGCCGCCAACAACCTTGTCCAGGTTGCCAGCAACGGCCAGATAATCCACGAGCGCCTTGAGGTTGTTCTTGACCTCAGTGTTATCGAAGCCCACCTTCGGGTGGTCAACGACGACATAGCAACTCATGGTGTACTGCTTGCTCACTCCATCCTGGAGCGGATCGGCAGCTGTCTTAGCGAAGTCCAAACGAACGTTCCGTCGGTTGCGCGACTTTAGGTCGTGCGCGATCGTGAGAACCTTGTCACCGATTGAGGTGGCAAAGACTCCCTTACGATCACCGAAGGAGACACGCGGCAGCGATGAAGCTACCGCGTTGACGGTCACGGACTGAGGCTCTGCGAACATATCGCGGGAGCTCCTTACTTCGTCTCACGACGATGTTGAGGTGATCGACGGGCCAGGATTGACCCATCAACTGACGTCAGGGGACTAACACCCCCTGCGGCTGGGTTGCTACTTGCGGAGTGAAACCCCGAGAGCAGCTACGATGGCCTGCTGGCGCCCCGTAAGAGGCATTCCAGTAGGACCAAAGCCGAACGGATTCGCTGGCATACGATTTAGTGTCCGAAAGGAGCACTGCATCGTACCTGTATAACTACTCCAAACGTTCCTATCGCCATCGCGGCGAATCGGATAGTTCCAGGTACAAGTCCAGATTGTCTCCGTCACGGTGGTAAGATAACCGTAGCGAAGGACTAGACCGTCCTGAGCAAAACTTGTGATGTTTTTCAAGACATCACCAGCGTTGCCGAAATAGTCTGCAAGCCAGCTGAACGGGACTGCGTTCCAAGCGGTGTCAATACCGGGTCGGATGCCATAAACAGCATCCAGTTCGGCAATCTTCCGACGCCATGTACCCTTCGGGGGAAGATGGTACGTGAAGGCGCCTGAGAACTTTTGGGTTCTCATTGTCTTGGACTTCAGCCACATTGTGCCCATCCCTACCTCGTAAGCTGTCGGAGTACCCCCACCCAGAAAAGTGGGAAACGTACCCTGATAGCCCTCCGATTCCGCGACCTGTACGGCCGGGAGCTCCAAGGAGCGGCGGATGGACTTGCCCGAATCACGCTCGAGTTGAGCGATGATCTTCTCACTCTCCTGCGCAGCATCACGCAAAGAAAGGATATCTGATGCGGTAGGGGCGACTCCGAACTCAAGGTTCAGATACTCACCCGCGATACCTCGTGGCTTGAACAAATCCTGCAGATCGCTCAAGGAAGTAGGCAGATGCCCATCCTTGTTCGCGAACGGGGCCTTAAAGAACCCCTTTGCAGAATACAACTCAGCCAACGAAGTAGCACCGTCCCAGACGGGATTGGTCGGCGCGACACGTGAGATGGCAGTGGCACCTGCGGCAAGCTGTTGAGCTTCGCTCGCCTGTGCAGGCATCCAACTCGCAAGAGAGGATTCACTGCCATACACCCCGACCTTCGACTGATCTAGTACGAAGGGGGGAATCAACACGCCACGGGATTTCCATCCCGTGTTGCTCGGAACAACATCTCCCTGTAGGGAGACGGCACTTGGAGTGCCAGACCACTTCATCTTGTTAGAGAAGAAGGGCCCTCCGACGTCGCTCGAAGTTCGGCCTAATCGCCGATACTCCGGATTATGCGAGGTGGACAGAATCGATTGAGATTCTGTACAACGACTGGCCGAGGTAGTGAAATTACCGTGGTTCCCAGAGAATTCACTCTGGTACACCTTGGTTACCTCACGAAACTTCTTCGGCACTAGTCCACCTCCCTGTTCGGAAGAGTAATCATGCAACAACCTGGTATTCTGTTACCTTTTCAGGGCAGAATGAAACACCAGTGCACAACGTGGGTGCGTAGCTTAGCACCCTGGGGCCCCTAACGGG